CCCTCGGCGCGACGTGTATCGATGTAATCGTTCATCGCGTCTTCCATAGTTCCATCCCAATCTCGGATGTCGGCAATATGCCATGCTGCACCCCAACGAATTGGAACACCTACATCATCAGCAGCCCATTTCATTGCGTCAGCGATTTCGTCATACACGTTGAGTTCCCAACTTCCTCTTCCGCCTACATAAGCCATCAGGTCAACTGCTAGCCCGTCAAGGTGCTTTGACTTCATTGTTTGGGAAGCACCGGATTCAAAAAGTTTCTTTTGTTCTTCAAGAGTTCTTAGTCCTTGAATAACACCGAAATCTACTTCTGTTTCTTGTATAGCAGCTTTGACGACTTCAACTAGTCTGTCATCAACTCCACTTAATCGATCTAAAGATCTGTTTGATAATTTGTACACGTTTTCCTCCTAGGATATTTTTAACATTTCTTTTGTCATTATGTAATCTCTGACGAAATCTGACCTCACAATGTCGTCCCAACCAAAGTTTATCACAGTAAAGTTCTTTAGCTGTTCTACAATTGCCATAAATTTCATAACACCATTCTTTTCATCATCATGTTTGAAGTCAGTTTGTAGATAATCTCCAGCAAAAATGATTCTACAATTTCTACCTATTCTAGTTATAATAGAATCAAGTTCGTGAAAATTTAAGTTTTGCATTTCATCTACCATAATGACACTATTGTCGTATGTCACACCCCTCATAAAGGAAGTTGATTCAAATATCAATTGATTTGCATTTACCATCTTATTGAATGCAGCCGAGTCGCCAAACAACTCAGAAGCAATCGATTTATACGGTGCAGTATAAGTATCTATCTTTTCTTGATAAGTCCCTGGCAAGAAGCCAATCTCTCTTACAGGCACAATAGATCTTACAATAACCATCTGCTCATATATTCTTGGTTTACTTAATATTTCTTCTAAACCTAGAAACATTCCAAGAAAAGTTTTGCCTGTACCAGCTGAACCACTCAACGCCAAATGATCACCTTCATCCCAAGCTGTCATAGCATATTGCTGATTCTTAGTAAGTGCTTCGAACTCGAGTAAATCATCTAATCTTACGATCATAGAATTATTCTTAGGAGCGTCGTTGTTTCTTTTTCTACCCATCAGACGTCTATGGTATTTCCAGAACCTGATCCCTGTTTGATTCTTTTTAAGTGATCTTTCCAGCCGTCAGATGTTTTTGAATTAGCGTGTGTATTTCCGACACCTCCTACAATAGCTGGAAACTTAGGAACGATAACAAGTCCTTGATCTTTACATGCCTGTTGTGCTTCTTCGTGCGAGCACATTATATCCCACTCCTCATCTCCGTCTTTTTTTCTAACTGTGTAAACTGGCACCGGTATATCCTTTCCACCAAGTTGGAGCTTCCCTTCCCCATTTCCATTCGGCAAAGGGTTTAGCTGCGTGATAGTAATTTCTGTAGGCTTTGACCGGATCACCTTCTACCTTGCAGTCTGGATAATGACTCATGGCTTGAGCAAATTCAGTCAGTGGACCTTCGTTGATATTTATAGGTAAGTTAGCGAGAGCATCGGTAAGTAACTCAATTGTTGCATGCTTTTTATTTCTACGGAAACCGAATTCTTTACCCAAGGCTTGAAAATGATAGAAGTGCCACCTGTAATTTTGTGCTGATTCCATAGTCCATGTAGTACATGGGTGGTGCATGTGAACGGCTTTATATAAGATGTTTTCCATATATTGATCATCCAAGATCCAGTGCTTAACCATTGTTTTCCCGGACTTTGATGGTCTCTTTTCTACTTTACCGTCAAGCATGCGATGTGCTGTAGAAAGCATCTGAGCACTTTCCACAATCATTTTTGGGATGTGCTTGTCACACATCATCATTGCTGCTTTAGCAGGATCTTTATCTAGTACAAATATATTCATAACAAATTCTCCTAATGTAATTATACCACAGTCACGTCACAATGTAAACCTTTTTATGAAGCAAATCTCATTGTATTTTCTCCGTTAATATGTGATGCTAAGAACTCTTTTTTTATTAAGATCTTTTCCATCAATTCGTGTTTTCCTTTCTTTCTTAACTTAAGAGCATAATGTTCTAATTCTTTCACGTCTTGTTGTAATCTCTCAGTTTGACTTCTTTCCATATTATCTCCTTCCAGAAAGTGCAAACCGTATCTCACCACGAAGGATGAAATACGGCTAATGAATTGATTAGGTATGTGATGCATCAATTAGTGTTAACGCTCCTACTGTTATCCTGCAGAAGCCCTGGAAAAGCTCCGTCAACAATAGGTCTTGATAGACCTTTTGGCATGACTTTCTTAACCATGTTAGCAACTAATTCTGCATCTGATGGATGGACGCCTTCTAGTATTCCTAGGAAGATTCTCTCCCTCTTATACGCTGGCATGTGGTCTCCCTGACCGCCTTTAACAAAATAGATAAATTTTTGATTTTCTTTTTGAAGATGCGCCGGATGACTCTCTTCTGGCGCAGCCGTATATGGTGGATCACCGGCAGGCAAGTTCCATTCAACTGTTGTGTCTATTGAACCTCTAATGATATCTTTTAAGGCCCAGGTCTCATTCTCTTTTAGTACTCTTATCTTATCCTCTTTTGAACGTTGTTTGTTCATGAGCTCAAGAGTTTCCCAAACAGGCTTAGTCATATTATATAAATTCCTCCACTCTTTCTAATAACATTTTCAATCGTTTTCCTACAAGGTATGGAAACACCTTACCTTTATTGGACCACGGATCCTGACTGTTAAAATTATTTATAATTTCAGTTTTTACACCAGAAGGACATTCAGTCAAATCAATCATTTTTTTATTTCTGATGTAGTTTCTATATATAGATTCCCCTAAAGCTTGAGGATCATCAGCTAACAGTTGTTTCTTTTTAGCTGAAAGGGGTGTCTGACGACGTCCCTCGACAAGACACTTGTCATCGGAAAGGACATTTGGAACGCCGTCAGACATATCACCAGAAAGGATAAGATTCATAAGTTGAACCCTGGGATTATCCTCTTTGATGAATTTCTTAGTCATAGGTGAGAACTGCTTTACGTTGTCCAACACCTGCAACTGAGCAAAATCCTTATCGGCAGACACTATCATTACAGGCTCATACTGACCGAACTCCTGTGTATTGTAACACAGTTGAGCAATGATATCATCTGCCTCGCATCCTTCAATGTGAAGGACTTTATAAGGAAAGTTTTCTTTTATCTCCTCTCTTACAAGAGTGATAACACGAAAGATCTCATTCCAATCTAGACTGGACTCATCTCGACCTTTCTTACGATTAGCCTTATATTCAGGATATACAGGCTTTCGCCAGTTTCCACCAGCATCAGAACAGATAACCATATCTCCATATTCTTCTCCAAACTTTTGACGATACATTCTTATTGTGTTTAAGATCATGTGTCGTATCAAGTTTTCTTGGATTTCCAGTTTTTGCACCATGATAGATGCAATGGAGATTGCGTTATAGTCAAGTAAAATCATTATAAGATCCGTTGATAGTTTATTTCAGAATGAGGGATTTTAAGTTGATCACATAGTTCCATAATGAAATGTTTGTTATGTGATGCGAATTCACATTGTTGTTCGCCGTTGTTTTCGATGATTTTATATTTTGATAAGACGCAGCCGTGAGTGGTTGCGAATTGTTTGATTAAAGATTTAGATGTTTTGTAAGTGATTTGAGTTGAGATTTTGTACATAATATAGATTCCTTTCCATCAATATAGCTTTATTATACCACAATTGAATAGTATTGTAAAGGACTTTTTTCACTTTTTTATATGTCTTGAATGTATCTTACATCCAATGAATTCATTGAAGTACTCATCACTTAAGAGGACATCACGTTGAAACTGAAGCTTTGCTTCATAGTAAGACATTTCTCCTTTAGTCTTGCAAAGAATGAGGATTTCTCGCTTGAACTTATCGGCACCGCGTTCTTCCACCAGTTGACATAACTGAGTTGATGAACCGAAGTATTGTCGCCAATCAGATTCTGTACGCGTACGTACTCTTCTCTTACGCGTCTTAGTGACGGGGAGGGTCTTAGGCTTCCAGAAATTCTTCTTTCCAATATATTTCTTGCCTGTATCAATCTCTGTTACCTCGTAAACAAAGCCTTGATATTCTTCTGGAGTTTCTTCAAACGGTTTGTTTTCATATAACCACATAAGGTTATATATTCACCCGTCTGAATCAAGTTCTCCTGAAGAAGCGTCGGCGCCACATAGCGGGCAATAAGAAGGCTCAAACTCATCTTCAC